CTCCGCGATCCAGGTAAGTCACGCAATGGCCTCCAATTCCTTGATTGTTGGCAGGTAAGCGCACGTGATCTCGCGGCCAACAAAACGAGATAGCTCGGCCAGAACGACCGGCTTGTCTTGCTCCGCGATGCCATGCCATTCGCTAATCGGAGCCAACACGGAACCGTCTCGATGAAGGAAGCCGATCTGCTTCGGATACAACCGGTCCTCCTTTCGCACGGCGAAATAACCGCCCACGCGAGCCAGGACGATCCACTGCGGATACTCGACCTCGGATCCATCCGGTTTCACCCCGACGTGGTCTCTCAGTTCAATCATCACTGGCAAGTCCATATCGGCCCTTTACGTCGCAGCAGTGAATGTTGGCCCCGTGTAACCGTCCCAGTCCACGACAACCTCCAGCGACTTAAGCTGGTCAATTTCCCTGGATCCGTGGTTGACGCTGGTAATAATCGCCGTCCCCGACCAATTCGCGGCGGTGCTTTCACCCGTGGCCAAGGCATCCGTGATTGTAAGAGTCCCGGTCGTGCCAATGGTTGGCGCGGCAGTCGTCCCTTGGAAGTGCATTCTCAGCGTGACCTGACCAGGATCGGCCAAGTCGCCGACGAGTTTTTCACGGTATGTCGTCGTGCCAAGGTGCGACGCATCGACAACCGGAATTGTTGAAGTATGCAGGTCGACTCCAACTAGGTTCCCGGTCCAACTACCGGGAATAGCCGTTAGCGTCGCGCCAAGTCCCGTGTCTAGTGCCATTAGCTTGTCGCCTCATAATGAAAGACCCTGAAAATTCGCCTGCACCAGAAGCGAGGCGCGTAACTTCCATCGCGAGACTCGTCTACTCCGCTGTCGCGGTGCGAACTGGCCAAGCATCGTGTCTGCGTCGACCCCATTGCCCCGCGATATCCCTGAACTGGAGCAAGCCGAACCGCCTCGGCCAACGCGTTGGCCGCGGTTCTGGTCGCGCCATACGCATAAACATGCAGAACCGCCTCGGCCATCCCGGCGATTCCTCCCATGTACTCCTCCGAACTCCCGCCGCCACCCTCGGCGACGACAAGAAATGGCAATGGTACTTTCTGTTTCGGAATGTCGTCGTAGATCCTGGCGTTCGCCGACGTGCCAATCAGGGTCGTTATCGCCCCGATCGTTTTTAGGTACGTCTTGAATTCGTCGATGATGTCGGCCATGTCAGTTGCGACTCTTCACCGTTTTGTCCATTTCAATAATTGCCTGGCGAGCAATCGCGTCCTGTTGCGACCTCGTATCCCTGGCCGCGGGTTCCATGAATGGATGTGGTTCCGCCATTTTGCCAGTGTCCTCGCCATCGTGCTTCACTATCCTGTGACCATATTCCACCAAGTGGCCATGCGCGCCAGCCGGTCTCTCCGGGCCAATCACCGCGTATATCTGCTCGCCATCCTTGACCTCAACGCCGATGGTATCGCGAAGCGGCTTGAATTCCGGTTTGTCGCCAGGATATCCCGGCTGCGGAACCAACTTCCTGGCCGCGTTCATAACGACCGTCCCCATCTTCCGCAGTGCCTTTCTCTGTTGCTTCGCCATTTCGGCCGGCAATGATGCCAACAGCCGTTCAGCCGCGTCCGCTCCAGTGATCGATACGGTAATGCTTGCCATTACGCGGGAACCTGTCGGCACAAAAGCATGAGCATCGGCGGCCGACCCTTGGAAAATTGCATCGGTTGAACCGCCACGATATTCATCGTCTGCCCTGAATACAAACCACCAGTCACGCTCACCCTCATTAACGTCGTGATGTCCGATCGATATCTCGTCTCCACCACGTAATCCACCAACGCCTCTAGCTGTCTTCCTCGGTATGTTTCCTGGCCCTTGACATGGGTAACGGCGCATGGAACGCCGGTCACGAGCGATGACGAATAGTCCGGCGTCAACGTCCCATCCGCCGATGAGTCCTTTTGAATCGTGATGGTGTCTCGCCCGGTGAATCTCACGGGTAACTCGTTCTCGTGTATCGCGAGATCAGTTTTTCATAACAGTCGACTTGCAAAGTCGAATTCATCCCAGTCCGATCCTCGAATTCAGCGGCCACCGCGATTTTCACGGCATGTCGCAGAATCCCTGGAATCGCGTCGACGTTCGCGTATCCGGCCACGAACGTCACGGTCACGGCGTTTTGTATTCCCTGAAGGGATGGCCACGTCGCTTGATAGGTCGGCCAAATCGCCGGCCTAACGCGAGACGTGTCGACCTCGTACAGGGAACTGGATAGCGTCTGGGACGCCCCAGCCGTGTCCAGGTACGAAATGGACGTGACTGACACCAAAGGACGAATTGGCAGCGTGATATACTCGCACGGCCACTCGTCCAGTTTGTACGTCCACGTACTGGAGAGTAGAACAATGCCCGTATCGTGCTCGACCCTTTCCCGAGCAACCGTGATCACGTCCGACAAGTAGTCGTCGTGCTGCGTGTCAGCCTCGGGGATTTCGAGTTGCTTTTTTGCCTCGGCGACGGTGATCGGCTCCCGAGTTGCCGCCGTCGTCAGCGTTGCTTTCGGTGTCGAGATCACGCCTTGCCGTCCCGTTGCGGATTAGCAGATTGGCCTGCCCGTCGGGCATGGCCGCAAAGACGTGTCCGACCTTGCAGCCATGCCACGGGCGAAGTAGGCAAACTCTCATACTCGCAAAACCTCGTCAGCGCCCATCTCGGACGCAGTAACCGGATCCGTCGCGCCGCGACTCAGAATGCAAAGAATCGTCGCATAAGTTCCGGTTGTGCCGTCCCCGGCGGTCGCCGAAACATCCAGATACCGCTTCCTTCCACGCAGGTCGATCTGCGCGATCTGGAACTTGTTGTCGTCCGTCGCGCTCGGGAGCGCCGAAGTCGACCCGTCGATGTTCGTCGACGTGCCCCACACCAACCCAGTGATGTTGGCGTGACCAGATCCCGACGTGTCGGATTCCGTGACGGCCAATGCGGCCATCGCGATATCCGTCGCGCCGAGGTAAACAACAATCGTCGCGTAATCCCACCCGAGCGTGTCAATCTCGGCTGTCGTATACGCCGCATTGTCAACAATGGCGGCTGGCGGCGTCACCGAGACGAACTTACAGTTTTGAGCATTGATCATTTCGTGCGTTCTCCTTAGCTTGCCGCCGTCTTGACCGCCACGACGGGACCGGCGTTCGTCGAATCACCGACGTCGTGGTTGTTGATCGCGAATCGAGTCGTCCCCTTAATGCCGATCTGGTCCAGCTCGAAGTACCGGTCCGTGGACACGGTAATCGACGTTCCTCGGCGAGTCCCGAGCGTGCTCGACAGATCCAGCCGCCCGAATAGCGCCTTGATGGCGCTCGCGTCGGTGCCAGACGTGGTATTCAATACCTGGCTGATTCGCACGGGGTGGCCCATGAAAACCAGCTCCGGGCCACGGCCAAGATCCTGGATGGCGTTTCCACCACCAGCCGCCATGAGCCGCGCCATGCTGGCGTAATAACCAACTCGGCTGATATACCACGCGGCTCCCATTGCCGCGTACTCTGGCAGCTTGCCCATCGCGGCCTCGAAGTCGTCGAGATCGAGCGTCTCGAACGAAACATTTCCGCTCGCCGCCGTTGCAACCGAGGCAGAGCCAATACCGACGGTAATCCCCCTGATTCCGTGGTATGTGCTCGTGCCGTCGCCGATGAAACCGCACTGATCCTCCTTGAGGGAGAACGCATACGCCATTTCATCCGCCAGGTTGTCAGCGATGGAAATCACCGCGTCCTCGTCGATTTCCGACGAATACAGCGACAATACGCCCCACTTCTTGGCAATCAGCTCGACGTTCTGCCAGTTCTTATCACTGGCCGTGATGGTGTCGTTATCGCCGACGGCGTACGCGGTCAGCCCGCTTTTCCGTCGAGGAACCGTCTTGGAGTCACTCCCCATCGACGTCCCGTAAGCATATTGGCGGAATACGCCGTACTGCTCGCGAAGATCGATAATCCGCGAATCCATTTCGGCCGGAACCAGGAATCCGCCAAGCGTGTTGTCGCCGGTGCTCAGTGCCGCTCGGACGTCAATTCCGTGATCGCGACACCACGCGATGGACGGCTCGTGGTTGAGCCTGGCCAAAATTGTCCGACCACAGTAGTACGCCTCGTAATCGCCCCCATCGCCGACGAATGAACGGAGCTTCTTGGTCCCGTACCTGGCCGCCTTCGGAATAACGAATTGCGGAAGACCGTCCTCGCGAGTGTCCGATGACAATCCTCCGACCCGCTGCTCGACAAGTCGCTGACGGTGCGATTCGATTCGCTCCGCTCGCTTGACCTCGGCCCACTTGCCGGTTGGGCGACCCTCCGGCCCGCGCTCCTCGCCAATCTCGGCAAGAATTGCGTCAACGTCCTTTTGTTCGGCCGCGTCGAGGCCACGGTTCTCCTCGGTCGCGACGGCCGTAATCGCCTCGCACTGATCGAATAGCTCGCCAATTTCCTGGCGAAGTTCAACTGAAGTTTTCATGCTTGGTTCCCCATGTCACGCGGGGAGCCAACACAAAAAGGCATGGCTCTCCCGCAAACGTTACGCTTGCTGGTGAACCACGCCTTCACGCGCGTGCAATTCACTGAAAGTAGGCTGTCAAGGAATATTGAACACGTGTCCTGCCCGAATGTCAAGCGCCTAGTTTTCGCCTCGCAATTCTCGTGCTGGCAATTAGCCGATTGACATGATCGACCCGCTGATTCCGCTTGGCGTCATCCTTGCGCACCTGCCGTGCCTGTGTCGAGGCGCGGCGAAGGACGTCGCCGGGAGCGTGCCGAAATTGCAGTCCATCCGACCACGAGACCGCGATTGACAGTGGCTCGCTAATTTCGTCGGCGAAACCGGCCTCCACGGCTTCCGTCGCGGTGAACCACGTCTCATCGTCCATGAGGGCGGAAACTGCCTCGACATCCTGCCCGACCCGTCTGGAGTACGTGGCCGCGATGGTCCCGTCGATCTTCTCCAGCAGATCCGCGCTCTTCCGCATTTCGGCGGCATTACCCATCGCGAACATCCAGGCGTCGTGGATCATCATATGAGCATTGCTAGCCATCCGTATCGTATCACCAGCCATCGCTATGATGCTAGCCGCGCTCGCCGCCAGCGCGTCGACCTCGACGGTCACGTTGCCGCGCCGCGTCAAGGCATTGTAAATCGAAATCCCAGCGAAAGCGTCCCCGCCAGGACTGTTAATCCTGACGACAACGTTTTCGTCGTCTGGGATCTTCGCTAGCTCGGAAATCACCCATTTATCGTCCACCAAGCCCCAGTCGCTTGGTCCAATCTCGTCGTAAATATACAGCTCAGACATTCCACTCCTCCGCTCGACATGGCCAAGTAACTAAAACTTCGCGAATACAAGCAATCAGTCCGTCGGTCGTACTGGCACCACCGGCCGCGACGAGTATTTGCTCCTTCGATAGATCGGCATGGCACTTCGCGTCTTCCTGAGTCCCGCCGATCGCGGCATACATCGCGATTAGCGCTGGCGTCAGCTTTTCGTAAAACGAATCAAGCCACGCGACGAAGTTGCCAGCCTTGGATGCCGCGCGAATGATCCTTTCCGCTTCCACGTCCAGCATGGCCGCGATCTGACGTCTTCCCGCAGTTGTCGCGCTATCGCTGTCCGGTGCTTGATCTCCGTCACCGGAACCGCCCAAGTCATCATCGGGAGATGGCCCTGGAGTCGTCGCCGGATTGTCGTAGTCGTCCCCTCCGTCCACCGGTGGTAAATCCTCCATCGCCCGCACGTCATTGGCGGAAAACACGCGAATTTGCCTGCCGATCTGGTAAACCTCGAATCGCTCCTTGGTCGACGCTCGCAGCAGTGCCGCCGTCGTGAATTTGAAAAAATGGGAATCGGTGTCTTGCTGCCGTCGCGTCAATAACTTGCGGTTGCCCTCCTCTTCCCATTTCGTGAGCCACCGCATCAGGCAGTTTACTAAATACGCTAGGTTCTTCGCCTCAAGCGAATTATATGACACGCTACTGTCGTCCCCGAGAATGCTCTCCAGCAACAACCATAGTGCCGCCTCCTGCCGCTGAAACACCCGCTGCTCTATCCACTGCGCGTCACGACCAGGCATCCCAAGGGTGGTCGCCTTGATTCCCTCCCTGAGTAGTCCGGTCTTTTGCTGATTGTCTAGGCCCTTGTGGAATCGCTCCCAGTTGGCGAGAAAGTCTCTTGCGTCCTCTTCCTTTCGCAACACGCCGGTGGGCGCTTCCAGAATGAGCGACGGGACCGCGTTGTTCCGAAAATGCCTGTTCATGTGCTTCTCGCTGGCCAAGCCAAGGCCAATCGAGTTCCTGGCCATCTCCACCAGCGAGTAGCCCTTTATGCCGTCGTACCCTAGCCCCGGAACATGAAACACTTCGTCGTCGGTGAAGACGAACGGAATGTTCGTTTTCCTGTCTCTGTACCAATGCAACTTAACGCCGTCGATTAGGTCGGTGTCGGCATATGCGGGAAGTGGTATCAGTTCGTCAGGGTCGCCGCGACCATTGCGAACAATCACCGCCCTGCCATTTCCCCACAGCAAGGCGTGATGCTGCAACAATTCCTTGAACACAATCGGCGTCATCAGCGAATTGGGTCGACGCTTGAGCAGACGATATGCGGGATGGTTCTTTGCTTTTCGACGCTCGCGGTCGCTTATTTCCTCGTGCAGGACAAGCGGCAGTTGACCGACATGGCCGGCAATCTTGTTCACCGCGTTCCAGATCGGCGCGTAACGCATGGCCGACACGCCGTCGACCTCGACGCCACTGTCGCTCGACTCCCCTCGAACCCAGTCGACAAGCCACTGCGACGGGTTCGCGGTCCCGCTCGTGGCCGCGCTCCAGACGCGTGAAACCCAGCCTCTAAGCCCAGTGATCATGTCTTGAACCTCAACAGACGAACAAACTACCGCTCACCGGTTCGGGCATCTGGCAAGCGCCAAAATACCCC